GAAATGCTGGACTCTGGGCCATCTGTATACTCTCCTCATGGAATGGATTCGGAATGAATCCCGGCAGCACTTACTGCCGGGTGTCGGATCAGGCTGCGCCTTTGCTCTTGACGCCTGCCAGGTATTCAGACTGTGAGCAGCCAAAGTCATGGTAGCCACGCAACTGAATGCCCAACGTGTTGAAGTCGGCGTCAGCAGATTCAACGGTCGGGCTTCGCTGACCGTTCAGGAACGAGACCACAACCGGCTTCATGATGTCGTCAAACAGGTACCATGCGGTGGTGCTGTAGCCGCCACCATACGCACTATCGGACAACTCAGTGGCAACCACCGGGCGGTACTTGTTGGCGTGAATGTTGGCGTCCGACGCCTTCACGGCATTCAGGTTTCGCGCGACGTACAACGCTTCGGCAACCGATTCCAGTTCCGGCGGAACGAGCAGCTTCGTCGGCTGTCCGCCCAGCGTCATCCGGCTTGTTGACTCTGCACCCGTCACCAGTGGTGACAGTCGCTGACGGAACGCCTTCACTCCGAGTGACAGACCAACGCCATCAGTGCCGAGATTGGTTGTGCCACCCTCGATGTAGTTCGTTCGGGTAGTCGTCCAGAACGTGGTGTGATTGCTCAGGAACGTCGTCCACACCAGACGATTCAGGCGACGGGCTGCACCACGTCCGAGACGTGTTCGCAAATCGTCGAACGCGCCCAGATCGTCGTTGATGATGTCGCGACGGGTCAGCGAAAACATTTTCGCGTAGGTGTCAGCCGATCGCGTGTACGACTCTTCGCTGATCTTGCCGTGCTTAATCACGCCACCGGGTCCGAGTTCCTCGTACTCCATGTCGTCCAGCAGGCGATAACTGGTGTGGAGTTTGAAGTCGGCAACGGACTTGATTTCCGCAATCTCGGTCCAGTTGTTGGCGACTTCTTCGAAGCCCTGCAGCAGTTCTTTGTTGGCGAGATTGCTGAAGATCCCCGGCAGGCTGACGGTTGAAAAACCGGCCTGCAGGTTGCGACCGAACGCAAATTCCATCGTCTCTCGCAGGTTGCCGTCATGCAACTTCGTGCCCGGCATGACGTTCATTCCGTTCGCCGCTGCAGCCATCAGCATGACCTGCTGCAGCCCGATGCGGCCCTTGAACTGGCTGTGCGCGGCCTGCAGTTCGGCGTCACTGAATTCCTTCTCGGCTCCCTTGTGACCGCGTGCCATGGACAACCCGGCCTGCAGAATGCGGCTGGGATCTCCGCCGTTCTGCGCCGAAACAAATGACGTCGGGCGAGTGCGTCCGCTGCTCACCTGTCGCTTCAGGATTTCGAGTTCAACCTTCTCGGCTGACCAGTTGTTTTCCAACGCCGCGGCAATCACGTCCGGATGTCCTGCGGCCTTCGCCTGAATCTCTGCCTGCTGACGGTACACACCGGCAATCTGCTTTCGCAAAACGGCAGTAGCCTGCAGGTCATTCACCGCACCTGCTGCAGCGGTTTTCGGGTCTGGATTTGCGGGCATTGATGCCATTTCCTTCTTCTGCGGGTCCATGTGTTCTTCGGCCTGCACCGGTGCTGCCGACTTCATTTCCCACGCTTTCATCAACGTGGCTTGGTTCTCTGGTGTCATGTTGTCCAAGGACAACCCCAACTCTTTCAGCCAATCTTCGAAAGACACGGCTGCAACTCCTGCAAGGGCAGCCGCGGCTGCCAGGTTTACTGCGGTGGCTCCATCTGCCCCCATTGGCAAAACGGATGTTTCCCGCAACACTGCGCGGCGAGCGAGGATGAATGGACCTGTTTGCACACGCCCATTCACCTCAACCAACTCGCCCGCTTGTATCTCGACTTCTTCGATGATTCGCGCCCCGATGGACGCCTGCCATTGCTGGCCCTTCGCGCCCTGTTCAAGAACGCCAGCCACCTTCGGTGACACACCTGTGACTGGTCCTGCCAGCATCAGGCTTTCCCCGTCGTTCTCAATGCTGTCGGTAACGCCCAGCGTGTCCTCAACGGTGTTGCTGTGGTCCAGCAGAATCGGAACGTTGCCGGGTGTCTCCAGTCCTGCCAGATCCACGACAACCGGCAACGCGAACCCGCTCACCGGCAAAGGTCCGCCAGTGTATGCGAGAATTGAAAACCGTCGCGGCTTCGTGCCTTCGGCGGCTCGCAGTTGCAGCGGTGCTGTCAGTGTGATCGGCTTCATCGTTTTTTGTCCCTCGATCGCATCTGTTCGAAAACTTTTCGCGCCCATGCGGCTCCGGGATCTCCGCCCCATAGTGCCCACGCGATGCGGCCTTTGCTCGGAAAGCCGTCCTCACCAGGGGAATAGCCTTCGCCTTTTTTGTCAACCTCATGCCGGGAGAAATACCGAACCATGCGGCTGATCGTCTCGGGGCTGACGGCTTTGCCGTTGCTGAGATCTCGTGCCCGTGCAATACCGACGGCAGTTCCACCGCGTCCGAATTCGCTCCGCCAGTCCAGCCCTTTTTGTGCCTCTTTGCGGACTCCCTCGGGTGGTGTGAAGTCGATGTCGTCGTATTTGCCCGCGGCCTTCAAATCGGCTGCGGCTTCGACTTCGGACAGCTCATCGTCACTCACACCGTCGCCGGATAGTACGTCGTCCAGCAGTGCCGCAATCCGTTCAGGCTGAAGGCCAATCGTGGCCAGCGTCTGCTCAGCCATCACTCGGGACATCTCGCCGGTTTGCACGTCCTCCAGAACTCGCCGAATGCGTTTCTGGTTGTTGCTGAATGCCCTCTGTCCCAATGTCGTATACTCACCAGCAACACCTGCCGCGGGCTGCTGTACTTGCGTCTGATCGACTTGCGGCGTCACGACAGCAAACGGTGCCAGCATTTCCTCGACGTTCTGCAGCGGCACTGCCGGGAACGCCGAACGAATCAAAGCCCGGGCAGTGTCTCGTGGAATGATTCCCTGTCCGACCTGCGCGATGATCGAGACAATGGATGCAACCTGCGCCCCATTCATCGCGGTGTCAGCCACAGCGGTAGCCGCACCCGTTGCAGGATCTATTACGCCGCCTGCATTGGGCTGAACATCGAATGTCTTTTCAAACACGGCCCGCTTGTATTCATCGACGCTCACGCCGAAGTCTGCGGCGGCTCGCGATGCCTCCATCTCCCATTCTTTACCGCGTCGCGCGTGCTCTTCGGATAGTGTGCTCTGCCCGGTGGACAGCCTGACGGCTGCAGCATCTGCGGCTTCCGTCGCATCCAATTCCGGCAGCGGTGGCCACGTCCACTGGTGGTTGATTTCCTCGATCCGCGGCATACCGGACAACAGACCCGGCACAAACACAGCGGACTCAAGAAACCAATGCCAGACACGCTCGACGATTGCCCATGTGATGCGGTCGCGTTCAACGTGCACCTCAGGTGCCCACACGTTCGCCATATCGCCCTTGAAGCTGGAGAAGTTCGCGTCCTTCCCGGTGCCTGCGGCCAGCGTGTAGGGCATGTTGGTACAGCGGCAGAAACTCATCAACGCCTGCCGCTGGAACATCTCGTACAACGGCCCCGGCTGCTTCGGCTCAACCTGTCCAATCTCCCATCCCTCGGGCAGTGTCGTCAGCATGTTTCGCGTTAACTCGATCTCAGCAAAGTCTGCACCCGATGCTGCGGGTGTGACGGCTGACCCAGTGCTTTTCAGGTACATAGCAAAGTTCGCCGCTGTCTCTGCGCTGAACAGCGTCGCCAGTTCCTGCCGCCGCATGATCGGCAGCGTTTGCAGTGCAGGCGTTGCCCGCGGGATTCCGCGTGTCTGTCCCGGTCGCTCCTGTCGGTACAGATGCAGCACTTCCGTTGCCGGATACCAATCACCACTCAGCATACTGACGGGGGCTGTGCTGCCGGGGTGGTGATCGTAAACGAAAAACTCCAGCTCATTCAATGCGGGATCAAACCGCACGCCGTCATCGACGAACGGGTCCTGCAATTGTGATTGCTGCCACGGCATGGCAATCTGATCGGCTTCCAGCGTCCGCAGATCCAACGGCAGCGGATACCACTGCGGCCGTTCGGCCCGCATCACGAACACCTCGCCATCTCGCCAGTAGGCTTCCACAGCCGTCCTCAGCATCTCGCCGAAATCGA